TTACTTCTGATTTACTGCCTGGGGCATCTGTGGGGCATTTCCTCCAAAATTAGCATTCAGAATGCTCATCTGATCCACGTTGTTATCATTCATCCATTTCCCGTAAACGCTGTACACCATCTGCGCCGAACTGTGCCCCATCTGTGATGCTATGAAGTTCGGGTTGGCGCCCGCGCTTAATGCCCAGCAAGCGTATGTGTGTCGAGACTCATATGCTTTCCTGTGCTTAATCTTCGCGCGCTTCAGTATTTCGTTCCAGGTAGCACCAAAAGAGCCAGGCGCATACCAGTCACCACCTTTCCCGTTCCTTGCCGTCAACCTGGGCACAAATACGAAGGTGCATAAGTCCATCCGCGTCCTGCCAAATTCCCTCAGATTAACTTCAATGTGGTGCTGCTTGCCCATGCGGGTGTAGGCCATCTGACTTTTCAGCGCTTCAATCGCTGGCTGGGTCAGGTTTATCACCCTATGGCCTGAATCGGTTTTAGGTGGCGTGAAGTGTTCCTTTATAGCCAGATTCCTCGATACCGTTATTGTCCAGTTGACCATGTCGATATCTTCCCAGGATAGCGCGCAGATTTCGCCGTGTCGCATGCCGGTATTTATAGCCAAAATCCACAGATTCTTTATCTGTTCTGACGGGCATGCATTAAGGAACCTTGCATACTCATCCTTCGTTAATGGCTCAGGCTCAGATCGGCTTTTCCGTAATGGGTCCACGCCATGCATTGGAGACTTTTCAATATAGCCGTTTAGCTCCGCAAATCGCATCATGCTGCTCAGTACGGACATGTATACGTTTACCGTCCTGACGCTTCTTCCTTTCTTCAGCATCCGAGATATCTGATGCGATCCGCATATTTGATTTCCAGTCAGCAACTCCTTCCTTAGTCTCAGCATATCCTCGTTACTTAGGCTGGAAATGGCGCGCGCCGGGCCGAGCAGCTCTGTCACGATAGTTATGTACGAAACATACCTGAGATGCGCATTCCTCGTTATTTCCATCTTCTTAAGTTCAAGCCAGCTTTTACCTAGTTCGTCGAGCGTCACTCCCTGCCTGACAAATCCGAACCTCTTGAGATTTGGAGATGATGGGAAGCGCGACGCATAGTTAAACGTTCCCGTCTTTATTTCATAGCCTATTGATGTCCTCAGCTCGCCGGCCATCTTCCTGTTTTTTGGCGTATCAGGAACGCCGAGGTTTTCCCTTACCCTGGCGCCCTTATAGATGAACCATATCCGCAATGTTCCGCCGTGATTCTCCACTCCTGTTGGATACGTGGTCATAACGATTCCTCGTCAGTTAATGGGGAAGGGTATTTAAGCAGATTTCTGGCGGGGAATCGCTGGCCGCTGACGCTCAACCCACGCATCGACTTCGTGCCGGTTGTAGAGGATAGGGGAGTTGTCCTTCGGCTGAAGGTCGCCTGAGTAGTGCCGGTACTCCTTACCCTCCATCCATGACTTCTCACGCGCTGACTTGATGGCATTTTTGGTCAGGCCGGTGATAGCCATCAGCACTTCTTCAGATACCCATTTGTTGGGGACAAGCTGAATCACTTCATTCATTCGATTATCTCCAGGCAATAAAAAACCCCGCCGTGGCGAGGTCGATTAGTAAATTCTGCTATTTATGGATTTGACTGGAAAATAAAGCCAACCTGATTAGCAGCAAGATAGTAATAATCAACATATCCTGCTCCATCAAGTGAGAATCCAATGCAGCGTTTGTCATTTAACTGACTGAATAAACGAATGGAAACTTCTGACTTTAATACATTTAATTGATTGTTGACTGAAGGGCCATTCCTTCCCGGCTTAATGCCAGGCGTGAACTCTGCCTGCATTTTCAGATCGGGATACTCTCTTGTATGCACTTCGACCATTTTAACCTTCCTTTTGGTAGACCGGGTCCGTTCCCCGTGGAAACTTCATCGACTCTTCCCTGTAAAACTTTAGCCTCTCCTGAAAGTACTCCCGAAGCGCTTCCGGCTGTTGCATCTCAACTTCATACGCCACTACCGACATATTCATGCGCTCTTTATAAGCAACGCCTGACGCCGCTAAATCCACGTTAACCTTATCCCTTTCTTCTTTGCTACGTGCTGAAAGATTGTGTGACATGGCGCGGCCTTTTGCCGGGTGCAGCTCCTCTACCTCCTTCGGGAAAGGCGTACCTTTGCTTTCCCACTGCTTACGCTTTCGGTAAAACGTGGTGCGGGAGATGCCTCCGAGCATTTCCTGCACACGCTCGCGGTTAACCAGTACTGGTTGAATGCTGATAGTTGGTTGCATAGATTATCTCCAGGCAAAAAGAAACCGCCATGAGGCGGTTTATGAATATGCAGGAATAAATTCACTTTATTGACTTCGCTTTAAGTGAGATTCCTACGCTAATTGTCGTCTATCCCAAGAAAGTCATTTATCTTCTGGCGTCTTTCGTTGATGATTTTTAAGGCTAATTCAGAATCAGATTCATGTTTATCGACATAATACTCAAAGGGGTCCTGAACACCTTTTTCACGCAAGCTTTTGCTATGCGCTTCTTTCATCTTATATTCCACGAACTCAGGGATAGTTAACCCAATCGCTTCCGAATGGATTCCGGCTTCTTTTCTTGCCAGATAATACAGGTCAGGGTTGTTTTTTATAAACTGATCTAGGTCTATCTGATAATAATCTTTCACATTTGCTCCTTGATCTTGATAGGGTGAAACATGAGCATAGCAACCCTATAATTGAAGGCAAGATTAAACGCAATAAAAGATATGTAAATCAGAGGGTTGACGAGTGCGTCAACGTGAATGCCGTTGCTGATTCAGACATCACTCACCGTCCTGGTGGTTAGGCCAAATTTGGACGTGCCAGTATTCTATATCCATCACCCATCCTTTCCAGGCAACTTGTAAGGCTGGCTTACAGGTTTAAGCATGGCGGCGCGGCAGGCGTTCCAGCCCTCTGCTCTTGATATTGCAGCGACAGCATCGGCTACGAACATTTTTGAGGTGTCAGGTTTTGGCATTTCATCCGGCACAGATACCGGCGCTGGCGGTGCTGCGTAGAGCGGGGTTACTTTCCACCCGTTTGCTATCCATTTTTCAGCCACGCTCTTTGCTTTGGTCAGAACGCCTCCGGCAAAAGGGCCATCATCATGACGCCACGCAACAGGCTCCGCCCGCTCCCGCAGCGCCAACTCAATGCTCAGCAGCACATACCCTGGCATCCACTCGCCAACGTCAGCTACGTGCGTCACCGTTACGCTGATGAACTCTCCTGTGAACGACTCGTCATCCTTGTCCCACTCGCACAGGTCGAGAGTGTCACCGGCGCGGTAATCGCGGTCATTTTTGCGTAGCTCCGCGCGTTTAACTCCCGCACAAACAGCAGAGTAGTGTTCAGGCCAAATCTTTAAGTTGTGCGTCACAGGCTCTCTTATTTCGCTCACGCTTCACCCCCTGTCTCAATACTCGAAATCAACTTTAAATTCGTGCCCACATTCCGGGCACTCAACTTCAACCCCTGTCGTTGCTGGCGTGCCATGCTCACAGCATCCAAAACGCGCATCCACCCAAAAATCATCCTGCGCGCTGATGTCGAAGTATTCGTCGCACTTAGGGCACTCAGTGTGAAGTGTGACGCGCCATACTGCTGAATGATTAGCCACTTACTCACCCCCTGTCTCAAGATTGATGCCCGCCTCATCGGTGGCTTTAATGAACGCGTCGAAGCAATGGTCTATGGCGCTATTCCATGCCAAATCGCTCATCATCTCTGCGTTGCGAAGCGATGGCATATTTACCCGCAGTGTGCGCGACTCCAGTTCAGCGATGCGCGCCTCTGCCGCCTTGCGCTTTTTGAATTGAGCTTTACGGCTTGCCCGGAGATTGTTCTTAGCGAGTTCAGCCATATAAAGCTGATGTTCTGCATTCGCCAGGCGCTGGCGCACTTCGTCGTTTTCCAACTCAGCCACGCGCTTCTCTGCGGCTTCCAGCGCTGCTATCAGCTCAATAACGTCACGCGTTGAGACCATAAAGCTGGGAATGAAATTGTCTTTTGCCTTCTCGGCCGTAGCTTTCAGTTTTGCTGTGTCGGTCATGCGGCACCGCCTTGACGCAGTTGGGCTGCGAACAGTTGTAGATACAGTGCTGCCGACCGATGATGTTCTGCTGCAATTGGCGCCTCTTTCTCGCTACGCTCAGCAAGCTGATTTAACTCCGCGCTGGCTGCATCAATTCCACTGGCCTTCACTTCACGCAGGAATGCGTCGGTGGCAGGGGTTTCATTCAGGGCACGACAGACATCATCATTACCTGATACGTTTTCCTCCCCACATGCTTCGCAGACAGTAAATCCAGCAGCATGATGGCTGATGGCACTCTTCAGCGCCGCATTCTCCGCCGCCAGCGCGTCACGCTCGGCTTCGACTTTCGCGAACCGGTCTTTATACGACTGCGCGGTGACTGTTAACAGCGGTATATCCGTTACGCTGCCGTGAAGCATTTCCGCGATGCGCTCAACGATGGCGCGGTAATCAATATTCTCTTTGCTCATTTCTTCGCTCCCAGCCAGCGGTTGAGGTATTTGTTGTTATTCACAGAGCCGAAGCTGTTTCGCTTCATGAGTTCTTCGCGGCTCGGCATCGGCTGAGATTTGACGCGAGCGGCCAGCTCGCTAGGTGTGATAAGCGGGTCAGTAATCATGGGTGTCTCCTTAATCGCTACGAACGTGACCGTAGCGGCCGAGGAACTGGCGCATACGGTAATCTGTCTCTTCAGGTCGGCGCGGGCCTGTGGTGACGAATCCGGGCATGAACGATGTCGCAAGGTTGTCGTCCCAGAGCTGCCGGTCGGCCAGTGCATCAGCCTGGCGGGTCATGCGAGCTTCCTTTCTCTCGGTTTCGTACTGGCGTCCCAGCGTCTCTTGCAGGTGTGCTTTGATGCGCGCCAGCACCTCTTCTTTGGTGCCGGCGCGTTTTGGCGGGCGTGCGTATCCCGCCCCGTGAAGAGGTGCAGACATTTGGTTGGCCTTATTGGGTTAAATCAGAGTGGGAGGGAATGGTTAAAAGGGAATGTCATCGTCGAAATCCATCGGCGGAGATTCCTGTGCTGGTCGAGGCTGTGCCTGCTGCCGACGTTGAGCTGGCTGCGCCGGAGATGATTCCTGAGCTTGCGATCCTCGCGGCGGCAGGTCGATATCTCGCACGAGAATCGTCGGCGTTTGCGCCTGCGTGCCATCATTACGAGTCCATTCTTCAACCAGGAATTCACCGGACACGGTGACCTTTGCGCCCTTGACGACAGAAGCGGACAGCTTTTCAGCCATCGCGCCAAACATCTTGCAGTTAAGCCATGAGGTTTTTTCGTTATCCCCAAAACCTGACTTGGCAGGAATGGAGAAATTTGCAATGTGCTTCCCGTTAGGAGTGACACGAAGAACGGCGTCCTTTCCAACATTCCCTGAAATTGTGATTACGTTAATTGCCATTTATGCCGCCTGTTTCAGTTCTTTGATTCGGATGCCGGTTACGTCTTTGCACTTCACCTGGTGTTCAGGGAAGCCGTTAAGGCGCGTCCATGTTGATGCGTACTGCTCCTGCAATTTCTTCGCGTCGCTCTCGGTGCCTGCATACTGCGTGAACTCGGCCAGAATGGTGTCGGCATCAGCAGGCTGGATGTGGTGGATCTCAGCATCCGCGTCAATTGCCGTCTCTTCTGTCGGTATGCAGAACGCCTGAAAAGCTGCGTATTTGTACGCAATAGACATGGCCTTGTTCGTGGCCTTGTCGCCGCTGTCCATCGCTTCGCCGTAGGTAACTACCGTGTGAACGCTGCCGTCTTTTGTGCTCACAAAATCGAACTCTGCTTTAACCACCACATAGAACAGGACAGTGCCTTTTGGAGTCGTGCGCTCGGTTACGGTGCGTTCAGTGATGCGGGGGAGGATAAGAAGTCCGTGATTAACCAGCGCCGGAGCCAGAGCGTTATATACCTGGTCGATACCACGGAATTTGAAGTTTTGCTGCGTGTTCGTCCTGTCCTTGCTAATGCCGGTAGTCGCCATTTCCTTGGCTACCGCGCTGATTGCCTGATAAACAAGCTTCTCTGTCATGAGTAATTCCCCGCGAACTCTTGCCACGTAATAGGCTGATTCATGCGTTCAGCCGCCAGGTTAATTTGCTGCTCTACCTCTTCTTCAATTTCTGGAGAAATGAGAGCAATAAAATCGTCGTCTTCTAATTCATGCAGCATGTTTTTTGTTCCAGTCGTCGTCCTGAATATCATTCCATCCCATCGCGATTTCCCACGCCCATTCATAGGCTGAGTGGAGTCCGTCATCCGTATCCGGGAACGCAGCTTCATAGAGCTTGTTGAATTCGCGATTACCTTGCTGAACCAGAATGGTTCCGTTAACAGGGACAATAGTCATGGTTCGGCACTCCGGGTTGAGAGAGGATGTCGGCCAGTTTTTTCCAGCCAGTGCGTAACTTGCGTGTGATTCGATCAAGCAGGGATTCGTGTAGCTGGAAGGCACCCATGCGAGCGCCTCCCGCGATTGCTAGAATCATGGGTGGTTCCTTATGTTTGAATGATTGGCATAGCGAAAACGCCTCGAATGAAGCGCTGTTGATATGCGGGAATGAAAAAGCCGCGCTCAGGCGGCCTTTGTTAATTAGGAATTACTACGATGACTGTATTAACCATCGTTCCAGATGATTTGAATGAACCTTCAGGAAGCTCTTCTATGTGACCGTCTCGATCATCAATGAGTTGGCGGAAGTCAGTTGTAAGCTTGTTGTTTCTAAACGTCACGGATGAAGCCATAACCGATACCAGCAGTCCGCCAGGCTTAAGGAATTTAAGTGCGTGAGAAACGTGCTTGATGTCAGCCTGTCGTCCGAAAGGAGGATTCATGACCACGCGGTCATAAACCGGATCAGGCTCGACAGTGAGGAAGTCAGTCGGTTTACCGATACCTGAAAGTGCGAGATTGAGACCCTGAAGTATTTCGTTGTTCGCTGGCATCAATTCATACATATCGATCATCACATCTGCTGCTGCGCTGTGTGCTGCTTTAGCAATAGCACCTTGTCCCGCGCTAGGCTCAAGAACGCGCATCCCATCCCGGATATCTGCTAAGTGAATAACATGCCTTACAACGTCAGGCGGAGTAGGGAAGAACTCAAAATCATCCTTCGGTACTACGACGTCACCGGTAAGAATAATTTGCTCGATTCGGTCTGAGGCATCCGTATCGAAAATGTGAGCTTTGACTTTGCGATTCCATTTCCCTCCAGCGGCCTCTAACACTTTATTGGTTCTTGTGTAGAGGTTTCGGTCAAGCTGTCCTTTAAGGAAGAGTTGCGGGCCATCACACTCCGCCGCGCTCAATACGTTTAGGACTTCATTATCTACTCGCATTAGATGACCTCCAGGCGAAAAAAAGCCCCGACTAGCGGGGCGAACAGACAACAAGGGTTATTTCTCCATTTAACCAGAACAGGTCTTCGTCTCCTGTCAGTGGTTACTTGCCAAAATATTCGTCATCAGCCTAATCCAGAACCTTGATCCGACTTCTGGTGCGTTGGGCCACGGCATCGCCTCAAGCACCTCAAGCTCAAGATCTCCGTTTTCATTCTCATCAACAACCGCGCATAAGACGCCGTCATATGTAGTCATTTCTTCTCTCCTGTATGCTGATTGCATCAGATAACCGACTCCATGAATCGGCTATCGGCTGCTATTCACGCTCCGTCAACATTGCATCTGCAATAATGTAAGCTGCCTTTGCTGCCACTTTGTCGTCACCGTCCATAGTTCTGAGTGGTGTTCCATCTGACATTGCACCTGCGATAAAAGCCTGCATTGCTTTAGCAGCGAAGTAATCACGCAATGTCATGCCATGATTGTCGATGATGTAGTTCATGTCGCTTCCCTTGTGCACTCCTGAATACGGAAATGCAGGGCCGCTTGTATCTTTCATATCTCACCTCAAATAAGTGGCTTGCTGCCAAAAAGAAAGGCCGACTATGCGGCCTTGATGTGTTCACGGCTTTGCTTGTTAAGCTTGTTGAATACGTCACGAAATGTCGGATATTCTTCCTTTGAGACCTTGCTTAAATAACGATGCGCTATCGTTCCAGTTTCTTCGTTAAGAACAATTCGCCCATGCTTTACGCCATTCACAAAGAAGAATCGCGGATGCTTTCTCCACTGAGTAATTAGACCTGCGTCAATTGCTTCCTGCATGAAATTTGGGATCGAAACTGATTCAGCAATGGCGATTTTCATCTCCTCTTTTTCAATCGCGTCCTTTGTGCGTTGAATGCTGATTTCAATATTGCGCAATCCTTCGCTCTGCTTATCCCACTTGTTCAGGGTTGATTGTCCATTTCGCTTGTCATTAAGTGGCTGCCCGTTTGCTTCTTTAACCGTGTCAAAATGTTGTTGCAAACGCTCGTCAAACAGAGTTTCTTTCTTTGCGAGAGAGGATTTTAATATTTCAAGTCGGCGACTCATTTATCACCTCAGTCGTAATAAGCAGGAATCGATTTACCGCGCATTTTCTGGTGCGCGTTCATCAAGTGGGTAGGGTGGTTAACCGGCTTCTTGTATGCCGGGTTACGCTTGCGTTCGGTTACTTCCGGCTCCTGGTAATCGCGGAGAGCTACGAGCGAAGTGGCTCGGTCAACGCGACTTGCATGCTTGCGTGATTCGCCCTGAGAAGCGTCAGAAGCCTCGCAACCTAAAATTGAGTCGATGATATTGCCGATAGCGTCACGCTCGATAGCGAGCTTTCTGCGCCGCTCATGACGGCGAGTTTTAGCGTTACCAGCTGATACTGAAGAACCGTATTGGATAACCGTCATGGCTTTGTCCTCGTGTGAAATGGCTTTGGTGGTGCTGGCGGTAACCAGCCGCATGCTCATGACCTCTTCACGATTGGTCATTTGCACTTTCAGCACCCCAAACCCATCTCGTTTGGTATCTGTTCGCGCTTTGTCAGCGCACCGTCGAAGTTAAAGAGCGATGCCAATCTGTTCCGTTTGGCTACCAGCGTCCTGCTGTTGAGGTAAAGATACAGATAAAACTGTAATGTCGTCAACAGATAAAACTGTAAAATTAGTCGATTTAAACAAATGTGTTTGTTTTTTAAAGTAAATAATTTTCGCTGACTGCTTTACAAAATCCCGTGTATAGCTGAGTGTTATATGCTGGATTGATCGAAAAGTGAGCTTCGGAGGTAATATGGATGACGAAAAGGCGGGTTTAATTCTAAATTCGATAGGACTTGCCGTGGTTGATTTGGTCGCGGGTCAGGTGCCTATAACCAAAGATAACCTGGTGGAAAGGTTGGAACACAATGGCGGGTTAACAGGGATTGTTAAAGAGAAGGAAGCTAACAGGGATGCTGCGGAACTGATGAGGAAAGGGCAATAAAAAACCCGGCTCGGTGGCCGGGTCTTGAGTGCTTGGGGTTAGTCAGCCCAGCCTGTTTTATTGTTGATTGCGGATTCAGCCATCGTGTACTTCTGAACAGTGTCGTCCTTGAACAGAATGGTCAACTCTTTCTTCGTTCCGTTCGTACCGTTATGGAACAGGCCATAGAAGGGAATGAAAGAGGTTCCGTTAACCTTAACTTTGGCAAAAGAGTATTTCCATATCTCATTGCCGCCGTCTGTGTATGACACTGCATCTGGAGATCCGAAGAGGGATTTTACTTCTGACTTAGAAGTCTTCCCTTCCTGGATCTTAGTCTGAACGCTGGTTTCAGTTTCGTTCTTGAGCTGCTGGTTGCCTGAAGAGGCACATCCTGCGAGAGTTGCCGCTAACGCGACGGCTAAAGCCATTTTTTTCATTTTATGTTTCCGATGATTGCAATCAGAAACATCTTAACACACTGGGATGAGTATAAAAAACCCGGCTCGGTGGCCGGGCTAAAACAAGATTATTTTAGTTATCGTTTTTGCTTGTTTTGTGAATGTTTATTGACTGCATCTCTTTGGTTGCGACCATAAGGTTTTTTATCCGCAGCCTCTCGCCTTTTGGTTTTACTTTTTTTTCTGTCTTCCCACCATTCAGGCGCTGGGTTTGGTTCAGCATGAAGCGCATCAGCAAGTCCCGAAATGAGGCTGAATGACTGTACGCCATCAATATGCTCCGATAGTGATGGGGTTACGCTTTGACGAAGGGGATCTAAGATAAAATCAATACCTTTAATGCGTGCATGCTTTGCCGCTGGGACAAAATCAGAATCACCTGCGACCAATACGATAACATCAACCAGCTTTTCATAAGCAAGGGTAGTGATGTCCATCCCAAGCTTTATATCTACCTGTTTTTGCTTAATATCATAATAGAAATCTTCATTCGTAAGCTGATCCCATGTTTTTTGGCCTTTCATCAGCGCATCAAGGGAGAAGGTTGTTAGTTGCCATCTTTTATTGTCTACAAGATGGCCTAGCCTCAGGGCCGTTTTACGAGTTTTCCTGAGTTCTTCATGAAGTTCAGTGCGAAGGATGTAAGACTTTTCAAGTTTGAAATTTTTACGTCCTGGCGTCTTATTGCCAGGTTCCGGGAGGGGAAGTCTAGTCTGAATGTCTAATGGTGGACAGTCATAGAAATAAATTCGGTAAAGCTCAAGAGGATCTCGCCGCTCCTGAGACTGCCGCTTACCATTTAAGTGGGAGAGCACCATCGACCAGATAACTTTCATGATGCACTGAGCAGTTAGTTCCTGCGCTGCGAAATGCTTACGATGAGTTGAGTGCAGTCTTTGCATAAAGAAGCCTGCATCAATCAATATTGCTGCTTTCTTCATAAAAATCCCAAAAAAAATAGCCCAGAGCCGTTATGCAGATATTAACAATTGTCTGCGAACGGGGCTGGGCTTGGTGTGGTAAATCTACGCCAAGGTGACGATCCCGTCAACTCAAAAATGATTAATTTTTTAAATGTCAACAACGCACCGAGTGAAAATAGAGTAGGTGTAGTACAAGTGCTATGTATCGCCAGATATCGCCAAATTTTTAACCAAACGTCTCTTCAGGCCACTGCACCTTAACTACTTTGCCAATGATGTTGACTATCTCTTCCGGCGATAAATCCGGTGCTCAACCATCGTCCCGATAATCTGGATGTGGCGATCAATGCTTCGCATTACAGGATAATCGTCGTTAAGCGGTATCAATTCAAAGTGCTGCCTGCCATCTTCTGCAAGAGTGGTTGGGCGGTATTTCTTGAAGGTGGCCTCGTGCTCGCCATTTTTCGCAACCACAAACTCCCCAGGGGCTGGTTCGATTTCCGGGTCCACGATTATCACATCACCAGCCTTAAAATCAGGCTCCATAGAATCGCCAACAATCTTTAGAGCAAAGGTGTATTGCGACCAGTCCATGTCGGTCATGACGTACTCGCAGGAGCCATCAAGAGCCTCTATTGGGCCTTTAGTTGCCATTTCTCCAGCTTGTACATAGCTGATCAATGGAATCCTCCTTGTGTTCACCTCGCTAACAGGCTGGAAGTTGCCACCATTAACCAGCCATGACGGGTCACAGCGAAGAGATTCAGCGATACCAACAATGTTCCGGGGCTTTAATGTTTTGCCTTCCTCAATACTCGCCCAAGACTGCTGCCTGATTCCAGCTTTTTCTGCTGCTTCAGTTTGAGTCAAACCCAGCTCAATTCTTCTTTGTTTTACCCGTTCTGCAAGGCTCATAGCTTCCTCTCCATTTCCTCACATCGTCACAGTTAAAGCTGTATTTGACAAACAGAACTAACTGTTAGACAATACAGATAAAACTGTGGAGGTGAGTAATGAATACAATTTCCGAACGCCTCAAACAGAAGCGTATGGAGTTGAATCTGACACAGGCGCAATTAGCTGAGAAAGCTGGCATGAAGCAGCAATCAATACAGCAAATTGAAGCAGGTTCTACGCAACGTCCGCGCTTCCTATTTGAGCTTGCAGCAGCTCTCCAGTGCGACCCGCTCTGGTTACTGTACGGCAAGAAACGCGGCTCCAGAGCCGCCTAAGCAGTACCCGCTCTTTACCAATCTGAACCGCCGACAACGCGGTAATTCATTCAAGTGGCAGACCCCACGGTCTGCACACGTATCTATCTAAACCACAAAGGAAGAATACCGAATGGAACACGCAAATAAACGCAACGAGGCGCTACGCATTGAGAGCGCCTTGCTCAACAAGATCGCAATGATTGGCACAGAGAAAACAGCAGCTGCTGTAGGTGTCGATAAAGCGCAAATCAGCCGCTGGAAACGAGACTGGATACCGAAGTTTTCGATGTTACTTGCAGTGCTGGAATGGGGTGTCGTTGATGACGAGATGGCCCGCCTTGCTGAGCAGGTAGCGAAGATACTCAAAAATGAAAAGCCCCAAACGAGCGGTAACTCGTTCAGGGCCTGAGCAACTGTGTTACGCCAACACAATCAACAGGAGAGATTTTAATGCGAAAACGCAGGAAGTACCAGGAAAAAGAAGAGATTCGGCACCCTGAATCTCCTGACGGTTTGGTTGTCGCGGCAGCCAATAGCAAATCGTTCGCTGAGCGATTTATTGGTGTTTATCGACTGGCTAAGGCGGGAGTGAAGAATGGGCGTCGTTAGAAATTTATCGGACTACAGGCCGTCTCAGGAGGCCGTGGAGCGTAAAGTGGCGAGTCTTGACGATGGTTTTATGCGAATCGCTACCAGCATCGGAAAGCTAAAGCCCAGACTGAAACTCGCAGGTCGTGAACATCAGGTTTTTGACGCTGTTATTTATTGCACCTTCGGCTGGAACAAGTCAGAGGACAAGGTAACGAATACATACCTGGCAGATGTCACTGGTCTCGATGATTCGGATGTGGCAGCTGCTCTGAATGTTCTGGCTGAGCGGAAGATAATTAACTTACGGAAAGTCGGCGGTTTCAAACTGGTTAGTGTCAACGTGATGATTGACCAGTGGGTGCTAAATAAGAAACCAAAAACACCACCAAAAATGTTGGGCGAAACCACCCAACAAGTTGGGCGAAAAAAGGTTTCAAGTTGGGCGAAAGTACCCGACACCCTAAACAGTCTTACCAAAGACAATTTAAAAGATACCCAAACCCACGAAGTGGGCTTGTCGGATGTTGTTTCTGAAAAGCCATTAACACCTCGCCAGCTCGGAACCAACCCGAGGGCTACCGGCACCAATCCTCGCTCCAAGCTTCCGGCGTTTGACCGTGAGCGACTGAAAGAAACCTGGAACTGCAAAGCCGAAAGATTCGGGCTGCCGAAAATTCGCAGCGTCACCACGACGGTGGAGAACGGTATCAAGCGCCTCTGGGTTTCTTACCTGAAGCAGTGCAAGGAACTGAAGCGGGAGCCGAAGGATATCGACTCGCTGCTGAACGGTTATCTGGAGCACGGCTACCAGCCGACGCCGTGGGCGATGGGGCAGAACCCGGAAGGCAAGCGTTACGGAATTGAGACCGCGCTTCGCCAGGAGAAAATCGACCAGATTTTAGGAGCTGATAGCTGATGGACAGTTACGATTTTGAGTATCAGCTGGTCGGCTCGATGCTCGTGAAAGGCGACCATATCGATTGTCGCGAAGTGGCCGGAAAACTCCCCGCAGAAGCATTCGAAAATTTCCACCTCCGCACAATGTACCAGTCAATCGTCACCCTCCTGACCAAAGCCGAGCCGGTGGATATGTTCACTGTTCAGGCCGCCGTTCCTGATGGCACGAAAGACCTGGTGATTGAGGTCGGGGCTAAATGCGTTACGGCCGCCAATATCCGGGGGTGGGCTAAGCGTGTTCGCCAGTGCTGGATGCTGCGGCGTGGAATTGCTGAGCTTAACCGCGCCGCGGGAATTCTGGCATCAGCGGGAACACACGACATCAACGACCGGATCGGCGAGGTGGGAAGCATCTTGTCAAAGCTTCAGTTTGAAACCAACGACAAGTTGCCGCGCCGCATTGCCGACCTCCTGGAAGACTACATGGACGTGCTTGAGAGTCGCATGCAGGGTGAAGAATCCGGCCTGTACCTCAAGACCGGCATTCAGGCGCTGGATGACGAGTATGGCGGCTTCGACCGCACCGACCTGATAGTCATTGCCGGGCGCCCCGGTATGGGCAAGACCGAGCTCGCTATTAACATCGCGAACTCAATCGGCCGGCAGAAGGGGAAAGGCCTGTTCGTCTCTCTGGAAATGTCAGACATGCAGGTTGTCGAGCGACACGTTGCTGACCGCGCCGGTCTGTCAGTTGGTGCGCTGCGTAACCCGCTGAACATGATCCAGGAGCAGTACACCCGCCTGACGACCGCAACCGGCACGCTCATGGACGAGGAAAACTACGTTATCGACGGATCGTTCACTGTAGACGACTGCATTGCCCACGCTGAACGGCTCAACGCTGACGGCGGCCTGAGCTTCCTTGCTATCGACTATCTCGGGCTCCTTGAGAAGCCGAAAGCAGAGCGTAACGACATCGCCATCGCCGAAATCACCCGCAAGCTGAAGCAGTTTTGCCTGCGCAATAAGGTGCCGGTAATTCTCCTGTCGCAGCTCAACCGAGGCGTTGAGGGCAGGGCGGATAAGCGACCGACGCTGGGCGACCTGAAAGACTCCGGTGCAATTGAGCAGGATGCTGACGTGATTATCTTCCCGTACCGCGATGAGGTTTATCACGAGAACAGCGACATGAAAGGAATCGCCGAAATCATCATAGGGAAATACCGCTCAGGCGAGCCAAAGACATTCTACATGGGCTGGAAAAGCGGTCACTTTGTCAACATCGACCAGCAGGAAGCCGCAATGCAGTACGCCCGCAACGAGAAGCAGTCCTCCCAATCTAATGACTGGCGCTAAGCCAGCCGAACATCACAAGGATTAACCATGAGCACTATTAGCACAGAACAGGCCAAAGACCTTCGAATGGCATTCGCAGTCTGGCAGCAAGATTACGACCCGGTAGAAGACAAAGCGCAGTACGAGATGTTTGGCCTCGGCATTGTGGCGATGGATGAGCTTTTGGCGCTGCGCAAAGAGCGGGAGCGGGCGGAGCCTGTGTATCAGTTCATCTACAACAATCCTTATGAGGAGGGCTATGCGGAATGGCTGGACTGCAATAAAGACTATTTCAATGGCGTCCCTGAGGATTGCCGGAGAATCCTCTACACCGCACCGCCCGCGCCGGTTGTGCCTGGCGACTGGCTGCCGTACGACCCACAGATTGCTGAGTATGAGCAAATGATGGAAGCAGAGCAGTCACAAGCCGACACCACATCTCAGCAGTTTGAATCGCTGGCAGGCAAGGCTGTTGTACCGGATGGATGGAAACTGGTGCCGATTGTGTTAACCAAAGAAATGCGCGGAAAGATTCATCCTTTCGCGGAGGCAACCTGCCTTAACTGCGGCCGCCAGGTGGTAGCTGATTGCGAAGACAATGTTACAGCATCATGGAATGACATGCTCGCGGTAGCACCTGAGCCATGCAAATAACACTCGACGACATCCAGGTAATATCTGCCTACATCGGCACCCCTCGCTTCATCGACATCGACACACTCATCAAAAAACATCTCTTTACCAGCCAGCTGATCGCCATGGCGGCAATCAGTCGCGCGAGGTATTGAGTGGAGAAATTCCATGAAAACGATACGAGCCAAAATTCTCGCAATCATGAATGTCGGGATGGTTTTATCCACGACCGAAATATCTCGTCGAACGGGAAACACACTCGAAGCAGTGCGCATCGTGCTCAACCGTATGCAGGCAGACGGAGAGCTGACCGGAACCAGTCAGAAACCCCGACGCTGGCGTCTGGTCGACTCCGTTAATCACAGAGCCGAGCTTATCCGCTGCGTGAAAACCTTCGGCGCGCTCACGGCGATTCAGGCCAGCGAAATAACCGGTCTCTCTCCGGTGTACTGCATCAACACCATGCGGGTGCTGGAGATGAACGGCGAGCTGACACGGAAGTATATCCACGCCGAGCTATCAGATGGCCGCAAGACCCGATGCTACGAGTATTACCCGGCACCTGAGCGCAAGCCAATAAACCAAGCAGCGCCGATAAGCCCGTTTGCAAAACTCATCACCTCACGAATCGGAGTCTGATATGCAACTAAGCAAAAAGAAAACGGCAGAGCTTACCGGCACTGCGCTGGATTGGGCAGTTGCGAAAGCGCTCGGTTACGACGTGTTCATAAACCCATTTAACGACGTCATGCGGAAGATTTCAGAACCGATTGGATGCTACAGGTTCGAGCCGTCAACCAACTGGAGTCATGGCGGCCCGTTGATTGATGAAAACAATATATGGCTATCTGATGATGGATTATGCGTCGCCAGCTGCGAACCCCACACTAGACGCTACATTGCGGAGGGAGATACCAACCTCATAGCTATCTGTCGCGCCGTTGTTGCCGCAAGGTTAGGTGAAGAGGTAGAGATACCCACTGATTTAATCGGAGCCTGATATGAGCATCATAATGCTGGTCTTCATCGGCCTGTGCTTCATGTTCGCAGCCATCGTTAAGCAGGATGGCCTGATGTTCACAGACGCGCTGATTCTGCTGTGCAGTGCATTCGTATTGGCTAAAGAGGAGAAGTGCCGTGGATAAGAGCAGAGAGCAGTTTTTAGAGTGGTTCAGCAAGGAATACGAAGAGGTTAATAACAGCACCGAGTTGAGCGCTCAGGTCATCAAGATGATTGCGTCAGCAGCATGGCAGGCATCCCGCGCAGCGGTAGAGATTGAGTTGCCAAGCGAGTTATCACTTAAAAAATTCGCGTGCAGTGACTGCATTGGCGCTGTTTTAGAAGCTGTTGAAAACCATGTGCTCGCCGCCGGTCTCAAGGTTAAGGGGGAGTGATGGGCGCATCGGTTTTTGTCGTAAGCATCCCGGGCTTTGAGGGTGAAATGGAAGCGGTGGCTGCATTCACCACATATAACAAAGCGAATAAATACCTGAAGAGCAATGGAATAACTTCATGGGCAATTGAAGAGCTCAAACTTGACGAGGAATGCCATGAGGAAACAAACGTTTGAAATCCGCACCCCGCTAGTCCAGCAAAACGCCATCCGCACAATCCAGCAGCTTTACCCCGACCCCGAAAGACCTCTCATCGTGACTATTCAGGAAAAGACCAGAAGCCTCGACCAAAATCGCCGGCTTTGGACCACGCTGCGCGATGTTTCGGAGCAGGTCGTCTGGCATGGCATGAAGCTGGATAGCGAAGACTGGAAGCACATCTTCACCGCAGCGCTTAAAGGCCAGCGCTCGGCACCGGGAATCAACGGCGGCTTTGTCGTACTCGGGCAGTCAACCTCAAAGATGCGCGTTAGCGAATTCAGCGAGCTTCTGGAACTGATTTATGCATTCGGTGCAGAAAGAGACGTCAGGTGGAGTGAAGACGCTAAGGAAGCGATTGAGTGGGCTAAACGAACAGGTCGGAGGCCGAGATGCGAAAACGGAAAAGCAGCCTAGTTGCTGTAATGGAAAACTGCATATTCATCGTCCGACCCAGCCGCAAGAAGAAACCTGAATTACATCCCTCTCAAATCCCAACATACGCGTATACGGCCCACCTGGCTGATGTTCGGTGGCTGCGTCAACGCGCCAGGAGGAAACATGACCAATGAATACGAGTACGCAGAGCGCTTTGCCGACCTTATGGAAGACATGCAGGGCGATGGCGTGGATGCCATGAACATCCTGATGAATTACCTGATGGGCTTCGTCGAGCAGATGAGCGAGGGCGAAGAAGACAAAGGACTCATCTGGCAACTGGAAGACAAGGAGCTTGTTATCAGCATTGAGCCAGTCGACGGCACAAACACAGCGAGGCTGCACTAAATGCTAACCAGTTAACAGTCCAGACAGTACGAGCGTGAGCGAATAGTCGGCGCCCTCTGCGCAGGATGCAGCAAGCAACTGGCGCCGGATGAAACCTACGCATGCGGCGAGTGCATCAACGAGTGGCTGGTATATCGAGACCCGAACGGAGATATCGCAAATGACGATATTCAGGAGCAATAAATGGCTTCAGGCAGTCAGGGAGATAGATTGCTGCGTTCTGTGTGGCCGGTATGGAGTTCAGGCTGCGCACCGGAATGAAGGGAAGGGAATAGGGCTCAAGGTAGACGACAGCTTAACAGCGGCGCTTTGTCCGTCATGCCATGAGCGCATCGACAACGGTAAAGAACTCAGTCGGGAAGAAAGGCGATCTGAAATGGACCGCGCCATCGTCCTGACGCTGCAAAAGCTTACCCGAGAAGGGAGGGTAACTGTGCGATGAACCAATACCGAATAGTCCTGCCCTGGCCGCCATCAGTCAACAAGTACTGGAGGCACTCAAGAGGAATCCACTACATCAGCGATTGGGGTAAGCGATACCGAAGAGAAGTAATCGAAATAATTCAGCAGCACAAGTTAGACATCAAAATTCAACCCCGCATCAGAATCACCATCCACGCAGCACCTCCGGACAACCGCAAACGCGATTTGGACAATCTACCCAAAGCCGTTTTTGACGCACTCACCAGTGCGGGCTTCTGGCTGGATGACGGTCAGGTAGACGATATGCGCATCAAGCGCTGTCAGGCGGTTAAAGGCGGAATGCTTGTGTTGGTAGTGACTGAGCTTGGCGGGAAGTTACCCGACATAGCCGAGTTAATGGAGGCAGCATGAATCACGACTGGAACCACATTTGGCTAATGCTGCGAACGTTTAGCGGCGGCAGGAGCTTCGAAACAGATTATGCATGGCTAAAGGCGCAAATAAAAAATACTCCCCTGGAGGCCGCATGAGCGAAATAAGCAGAGAGGTCTGTGAGGAATATCTCGATGCCCTGGTCACAGTGGAGCTTGCAGCAAAGCTGGCGCAGAAAGACGGGCGCAAGGTTAACGGTGCTATCCGTGCAACGGTTAGTGCATTGCTACCACGAATAAGTGACCGGAAGGTGCGCGGAATATTCACCGGCTTGGCGCGTCAGCCATTCCCTGACGGTGCACTCAAGATGTTAAGGCGACAACTCGATTCATTGGTGGGAGAACCAGTATGAGCATGGTAACCAACATCGCATCAGCGCAGCAGCGCCAGAAGGATAAGGAGATGCTTGAGTGCGTCGACTGGCAGCTTAACAACGTTCACGAGACGGAGAAGCGTTTGATGGAAATGCGCCGGGAACTGGTAAACCGGCTCGGCATCAATAAACCAGAGGGAGACGATGCAGCATGAAGAGACTCACACCAGTATTTGGCATGGTAAACTTCATCGACGATGCGCACTTCCGCCGCGTATGGAAGCATCCGAAGAAAACCATCAACTCCCGTCAGAAAGCGTGGGTGCATTACATGCTTCAGGTATGGGGCAAGGTTAATGCAGGTGACGATTCTCCAGCCGGGGCTATCAACGTTATCGGACGCCTGATGATTCGCAGCCAGTGGAGCGATGATAAAGCTAAGCAGATAGAAAGCGTTGTCATGCGTCTTTACGAGGAGGAAGGCTTGCGGGGCGATCTTCTGTATCAAAAAGCTCGCGAACTGATCATCCCGCAGTCTTCATTCAGCAACATCATCGCTCTCGCCAAAGAATCAGATGATGCTGCGTTTGTTGAGCGCGTTATGGTTAAAACCTTTCACCGTGAAAGCCCCGTCCGCGATGTAGCTATTAAGAGATATTGCAACCGCAACTGCACGCAAGATATCGCCAGGCTGATGAGCCATATAACAGGAATGGATGTGCAGTCATGTCGGCGTCGTGTTGTCTGGTGCGAGAATGTGCTCGACTCGGAAATATTTTTCGCAATGAGGCGTGAAATTGAGAATGAATTTCCTCAATTGGCAGCTTAATTAATAAAAATTTTCCGAAAGTATTGCCATCGCGAAATAGAAGTAGTACATTTTGTGTATGCTCGGAGCAAAAGCGAACTGAGCAGCCAAACAAGAGAAAAAAGCCCTGAGTTAATCGCTCGGGGCTTTTTGTTTTGTTACTCAGATTCTTTCAGGTGCTTCGCCAGCATGTTGAGTGCTGTAGTCACCACATGAGATTGCGGCGCGCCCATCTGATCTGACAGTTGCTCAAGTAGCGCGATGGTATCAGTGTGAAGCTTAATGCCTTTAACCTTCATACCGCGCTTCTCATCGCTACGCTTCTGAATGTCTGATATTGACTGTGCCATGCTCCAACCTTATATTTTGAGTTATGGGTTGGAGGGGATTTCTCCCCTCCGCCTGACTGTCTTAGTAAGCTGGCCAGCTAATCACTAAGAGAACAATCAGGATGATGATTAACTTCATCATAACCCTTTCCTCGCTAGCCCCTGCTTCGGTAGGGGCTTTCCCGTTTCAGCGTCTTGCTGATGAAATGAATTATAGGTTAACCTATATCATCAAGCAAGCACTATTTTGCTAAAACCAGCAAATAATCAAATTATTAGGCTCGCTTCGGCGGGCCTTTTTCGTATTAGGCCACAGGCAATCAATCACAGATGAACCCTCGCATCCGATGCCTCGCTGGCCTTTCTTAAAACTACCCACAGCACTTCCAACCGGAGGTGTGAGATGTCACATATGAGCAAATTAGCTTCTGGCGCAGCTTATGGCGCGTCTGCCGGGACGGTGGCTAATGGGTTGTTGACCCGGCTAAGTCCTGATGAGTGGAGCGCGGTAGGCGTTATCGCCGGTATTTTCGTGGCACTACTGACGTTCGGCATCAACTGGTACTACAAACGCAAAACCACTCTGGCGCAGATTCAGGCGCTGGAGCGATGGCCCGCAGCCGCAGCCGGACAGATATCAAAGGAGGACTAACGATGGCTATCCCGTCCTCACTGAGAAACAAACTGATTGTCGCTGCAGGCGCAGGTTCGATGGTCATCGCCACGATATTCATCGGTGGCAAAGATGGTGTTGAGGGTCGTAAGTATGAGGCCTACAAAGATGTCGCTGGCGTCTGGACTGTCTGTGACGGCCACACTGGCAACGACATCGTTCGCGGTAAAACCTATACCGACAAAGAATGCGATCGTCTCCTGTGGAAAGACCTGCAACCGGCGAAAACGACAGTAGACAAACTGGTCAAGGTTCCGCTTAACGAATACCAGCGCGCCTCGCTCTACAGCTTCGTGTTCAACGTTGGCAGTGATGCATTCGCTAAATCGACTCTTCTTCGCAAGCTGAATAAAGGCGACCAAGAAGGAGCCTGTGAAGAAATGCGCCGCTGGGTCTACGCCGGTGGAATGAAATGGAAAGGATTGCAGAACCGGCGGGAGATGGAGCGCTCTATGTGCCTGGCGGAAAGCGAAAATGACCTTTAACTGGAAGCTAATCCTCTTCGGAGTCATGACTCTGCTGCTGGCAATCGCCATTGTCATCGCCAGTCATTACCGGTCAGCGCTCACAGAATCTCAGGCATCTTTAACCAAAGTTAATCGTGAATTAAATCTGGCTAAAGACACTATCACCGACATGCAGACTCGCCAGCGCGATGTCGCAGCGCTCGACGCCAAATACACACAGGAGCTTGCAGATGCGAATGCTGAAAATGATGCTTTGCGTAAGCGTCTCGATAATGGTGGTCGGGTGCGCGTCAAAGGAAGCTGCCCTGTGTCAGCCACAACCAAAACCGCCGGCACCTCCAGCGTGGGCAATGAAGCCACCGTCGAACTCTCTGACGTTGCTGGACGAAACGTTCTCAATATCCGAGCCGGAATCATCAGCGACCAAACATCCCTGAAAGTCCTTCAGGACTATATCCGGCAGCAATGCCTCAAATAAATTGTGTAACCCCGTAAGGATGGTGATCGCAATCTTGCCGACGGGTAAGCCGTAAGTGGGTTAGCCATTCTGGGAGGAATCGCGAAGCCTGCGACCATGACAACCCACACGAAGATTTACCAGCAGTAACCCCTCAATATCGGCCTCGCTTATGCGGGGCTTTTTTTATTGGGGAATGACAACCCCCAAGAAGAACTGCCAACCGAAATGGCAGAGCATGCAAATGCAATAAATGTCCGATGGTGATCGGCTATCGCATGTTGCAAGCAAATTAACCACACCGAACCTTAACCTGTGAAATGAGCCTTTGGAGACGTCAGTTTAGTGCTGGCGAGCCTTCGGTGGGCTGGCGTTTCATTTCGGCAAAGGTTCATTTCACAAGCGAGGAAAACGCGATGAAACACCTGATTAAGATCGTCAAGGGCGTTCCGGTAGTGAGCACAGACGTTGTTGCAACTGAGTTTGGCCGCCGGCATGACAATGTCATGCAAAACATTCGCTCTCTCATTGGTACGGAGCATTTAGGACCCCTTGATTTCAAGGAGTCCTCATATGTTAATAAACAGAATAAAGTCCAACCCTGCTATGAGCTAACTGAGCGCGGATTCCTGATTGCGATGCCGTTCATTGGCGGCGACAAAGCAAGGGACGGGCAGGTTCGACTTGTCGACAGCTTTATTGAATACCGCGAGAAGGCGAAGAAAGAGGCCGCTATTCAAGCGGAGAGAGAGCTTGCCCGTGTTGAATATCGTCCGATGACAAAAGCTATCAAGCAGAGCAGGGAGTCAGAGGGGAAAGAAGCTGAGCATTACCACTTCAGCAATGAAGCCAACATGATTAACCGCATCGTCTTGGGTGCCACTTCTGCAAAGTTCAGAAAAGAAAACGGTATTGGGAAGGCAGAGGCTATCCGCGATTATCTGACCGCAGAACAAATCAGGGCCATAACTGAGCTACAACGTGCTGACACTGTGTTCATCACGATGGGCTGGGATTTCGAGCAAAGGAAGATAGCTTTGACCGACCTGTTTGATCGCAATCATCGGCAGCCTCTCATTGAAGAGCAGCACAAGCTGGCAGCCTAATAAGAGGTGAGAGCCTCTTTCACAACGGCTTTCATCACAAGGCGCATTTACGAGTGCGCCTGATGATGAATTCAATATGTAACATGGACAACGATTTAGTATGATTCAGAGAAAATTGTGAAAAGGATTCTAAATCGTGAAAAAGGTCATTCTTGTTGCGGTAGTACTGTTATCAGCTTGCGCCTCTTCCAGCAAAACATACGGCCCGGATGGTCGAGTCGCTTATTCACTGACTTGCTCTGGTATAGCCCGGGACTGGGGGATGTGCCTGTCGAAAGCAGGGGAAATTTGCGGTGCGCAGGGATATGACGTTATCAGCGTTAATGGAGATTCCGGGGCTGTGATTACTGCCAACCCCCAAAGTGCATTTGGTGGAACTACTATAAGTAGAAACATGCTTATATCGTGCAAATGACTAGGCCGCCTCCGGGCGGTTTTTTATTGGGATGAATATCAAAAAATAATCCAGTAAATTCCTAAAAAATATTAATTTTATACAGTATTGCAGTTGTGTGAGGAGGGCTATACAATTCAATTGTACTGTTTATTTATACAGTACTTTTTTTGATTTTATTAAACGTCAAAGAGGAATTGTATGGGCTCAGGTAATGGTGCAGATAATGCTCACAACAATCAGTTTGGTGGCGGAGGCCGTGGCCCTACTGGTGGTGTGAATATGGGTTCAGGTTCATCCGGGAATTCCAGTGATCGTGGTAATGGCGGGTATGTACTTTCTCCTGCCAAGCCTGGTGAAGTTGCTGGACGATGGGTGAACGGCGAATTCAGGATTGAAGTTTCACGGGGTATGAATTGGGTTTCAGATAACTCGATTCACTGGTCTGATGGCAAAAAAGGCGGGGAAGGGCGAGACAATCTCCGTACAAATGTTACTGCTCCTATTCCATCAGGTTTTCGTGCCGCCGTGGATGGTTATATCTATACAGTAACAGTCGATGGTCATAACAATATTACCAATGTAAGTCTTTATTCTCGCCCTGTTTATAACTCCCGAAAAGACTGGAAAAAGGGTGAAACCTCTCGGCAAGCTCAGGCTCGTGCACTTGTTCAGGTGCAGCTTGATGCTAAGAAGGCGGCTGCTGCTGCTGCTGCTGCGGCTGCTGCTAAAAAGGCTGCGGAAGCTGCGGCTGCAGCCGAGGCTAAGCGAAAGGCCGCAGAAGAAGCTAAACGCAAGCAGGCAGAGTGGGATGCCGCTCACCCAGTAGAGGCAGCACAACGTGATGTGAATAGTGCGGCATCCAAAGCTTCATCTGCACAGAATAAAATTAACGCAGATAATAGCCAAGTCAGTAAGAATAACGCAGCGATAACAGCTCGGCAGCCACAGGTCACTCAGCTTTCTAAAGAAATTGAAGTTTTAGGTAAGCAGGTAGGGCAGTTTGGAAACTTTGACCCTGCCAGATCAATTATGCTGCTAAACAAGGAATTACGTCCAAGGCAAGTAAAGCGTGATCAGTTGCAAAATGAGATTAACTCTTTTCAATCTCAGAATAACGCGCTTCGTAATGATATTTCTGCTCAAACAAATAGTCTTAAAGCGGCTAACACGGAACTGGCGAATGCTCAAGCCCGCCTTAAAAAGGCACAGGCTGATGCGCAAGCGAAGCGTCAGGCTGAATTAGCACGCCAGGCTGCAGAAGCGGCACGAGTGAAAGCAGAAAAAGAATCTGCTGCAAAAGCTCAGGCTGAGGCTGAAGCTAAAGCGCAGGCTGAAGCAGAAGCGGCAACCAAAGCCGCGACACTTGAGGCTGCTCGCTCACGTTTAGAAGAGCAAAACGTATTCGCTTTTACTGGCTTCCCGGCAGTAGAGATGTCAGCTTCGCCAATCGTTTTTGCTGAAACTGGTTTAGGTGGGTTTGCTCTGGGCGAGCCAGCCGCAACCATTGCTTGGTCATCAATTCGAACAATTATTGCAGATTTGGTTGGAACAGTAATCTCCGGGAGTGGTATTGGGGCGCTAATTGCTTCCATATCTTATATTCCAAAAGCGGGCGAAGGTAGTGATCAGGTTCCAGGCCGTGAGGACATTAATATGTTTATGTCTGCCATGCCTGCTGATGCAATTAAATTGCCATCAGATGCTGCGCTGAAAATAGCTGCGGATGCCAATGGAACGGTAGATATGGCTGTACGTGGCCGCCTCTACTTTAAAGACAATGAGCTCAAAACCTATCTGGTGCGAACTGTAAATCCGAGCGCTGTTAAAGTGTTAAACGCTTCGGTTGATAAAGTTACTGGCCTTTTTTCGGTGACAATTCCAGCAGAAAGCGGTCTGCCTTCGCGTACAATCTTGGTGTCACCAGACAATGCGCCTGGTTACAAAGGGTTGCCACCACTTGTCACACCTGCTCATGGAGAAGCGGTACCTTCTGACACGGGTAATCAAAATCCGGTCAATACGACACCGGTAATTGAAAATTTCCCAATGGCTGATGACATGGATTTCAGGGATGCAATTCTAATTTTCCCTGCAGATTCTGGTCTGAAACCTATCTACGTGATGCTACAAAGCGCACGTGACCTTCCGGGAACAGTAGAAGGCAAGGGGACAGATATTACAGGGGTATGGCTGGGTTCCGCCAATAAAGATCTTGGTGCCCCTGTACCAACTCGCATTGCGGATAAACTGCGCGATAGACACTTTAAAAACTTTGACAGCTTCCGTGAAGCGTTCTGGAAAGAAGTTGCTGCAGACCAGGAATTGGCTTCTCAGTTCACAAAAGCTAACATTTCGCGAATGAAAGAGGGTAACTCACCACGAGTGAGAGTAAGTGATCAGGCAGGTGGGCGTGTCTCATTTGAAATACATCATGTAGAGTTAATCTCATCAGGCGGTGAAGTGTATGATGTTGATAACCTTCGAGTAGTAACGCCTAAGCAGCATATTAAAATCCACTCCGGTAAGTAAGGAATCATGATGACTCGTAAAGCCAAGTTTGAAGATTACACGGAAGCTGAATTCACTAGCTTGATTCAGGAGATTTTCGACGCTAAGGGTGGCGAAGCATATCAAGATGAGTTAATTGAACATGTTTGCACTCTGTCTGAACATCCAGAAGGCTCAGATCTGATTTTTTACAACGAAGATGAAGATATCACTCCCCAAGGTATCGTAGAAGAAATTAAGAACTGGCGTAAAGCTAACGGCAAACCAGGTTTCAAGGCATGATTCAACAGCCTCCTTCGGGAGGCTTTTTTATGGAGTCAAAATGGCTGATATCTACCGCATCACCGTCAAAACCAAAACAGGCGAAACCCACGAAGGTCTGATGAGGCGATCTCAGCCAGAGGTTGTTAACGGTTTTATCGGCGTTGCCCGCGAAGACGGCTCATGGGTATATCTGGCACCGGATGACGTTCTGAAGATGGAGTACGTACCGGTTAGCGATCAATAGAAATAAAATTTCCAATAGAAGCTGACCTAATCAACTTATCAAAGAAAGGAGTATCGGTTTCTTCGTAGAAGAAATCTAAAGCCTTACTGTCGTCAGGGTGTCCGAGGTAAAGGCTACCACCGTTGGCCAAATAAACCTTCAGTACAGAGTCTTCCTTATCTTTATGCTCTCGATAAAAGTCTATCTCTAAGAGAAGCTGCTTGCCGTAAAAGACAACTCGGTTGCGAGCGGTTAGGCTGATGCCTGTTCCTTCCAAAGTGATAATGCAGTTTGGATGGTCTGATACTGTGATATGACCAGTGTAGTTACGGCTATCTCTAGCTTTAACGTAAATCTCATTCCAGAAGTCAACAAAGCGAGAGAGAAGCTGCTCTTTATCACTTCTCATTGCAGAAAGATAATCACCTATACCAATCCCAGACATGCGCACTCCTTTCAGTGGAAATAAATATGGCACTCACCGACAAACAAGAAATGTTCTGTCGCGAGTACCTCATCGATTTGAACGCTACGCAAGCGGCTATTCGGGCGGGGTACAGCGAGAAGACCGCCAATGAACAAGGCTCGCAAAACTTAGCGAAACTTAACATCCAGTCCAGAATCTCCGAACTGAAAGCAGAGCGCAATGATCGGGTCGAGGTTGATGCTGATTATGTGCTGAAACGCTTGTTTGACATCGACCAGATGGACGTTGCAGACATTCTCCTGGCTAACGGGGAAATCAAGCCGATTAAGGACTGGCCTAAGGTGTGGCGCACGACTCTTTCGGGAATTGACGTTATAGAGATGGTCGCCGCCGATAGTGCTGCCTTACTGAAGAAAATTAAGTGGCCTGACAAAGTTAAGAATCTTGAGCTGCTCGGCAAGCACATCAGTGTGATGGCATTCAAAGAGCAGGCGGCACATGAGCATACAGGCAAGAACGGCGGCCCGATTGAAGTTGCCGCATTAACGAAAGACGAATACAAAGCTGCCCGGCGGGAGATGTTGGAGGATGACGACTGCTGAGCAAAAGAACTATGCACGCCGGATAGAGTGCGAAGATGACGGCCTCTACTTTGCCCGCTACTTCTTCAAGCAGCGCACTGGCGGCAAGATGATAGTGGCACCTCATCACAAGGTTATTCAGCAAACGCTGGACAGAGTGATAGATGGCGAGATTAACCGGCTGATCATCAACGTTCCACCTGGCTACACAAAAACAGAACTGGCAACCATCAACATGATGGGGCGTGGGCTGGCGCTGAATAAGCGCGCCCGATTCATGCATCTGTCCTACTCGCACAACCTCGCACTACTGAACTCATCCACAGCACGCAGCATGATTAAGTCACAGGCCTATCAGTCAATGTGGCCTATGGAGCTGCGCGATGACGCTGACAGCAAGGCGATGTGGTGGACTGAGTATGGCGGCGGTGTGTATGCCTCATCGTCCGCAGGCCAGGTAACGGGCTTCCGTGCCGGTCATATGGAGCCAGGCTGGCAGGGCGCGCTGATTATCGATGACCCGGTAAAGCCTGATGACGCGTACAGTGAAACCGTTCGCGATGGTGTGAATAACCGCTTTAACGAAACCATCAAATCACGTCTGGCGATTGAAACAACGCCGATGATCGTGATTATGCAGCGCATCCACTACCACGACCTGAGCGGCTATCTGCTGCGAGGTGGCAGTGGTGAAAAGTGGCATCACCTGAATCTGCCCGTGCTGATAGACAACAGCCAGAGCTACTCAGAGCAGTACCCGGATAATACTCACGCCATACCGATTGATCATGGCCTTCCTGACGGCTGGCTGTGGCCGTTCAAGCACAACGAGTCGCATCGCGTTTCACTCTTCTCTCACCGGCGTACTGCAGAAGCGCAGTATATGCAGAAGCCTCGCCGTTTCAACGCAGAAGGAGCGCTGTGGACTGAGGCGATGATCAGCGCGTCACATGCTCTCAATATCAAGCATGAGAAAGTGCGTACAGTCGTCGCAATTGACCCGCAGGCCACCAACAGTGAAGAAAGCGATGAATCGGGAATTGTTGTTGCCAGCGCTTATGGGGCCGGCGATAAGAAGCAATTTACTGTGGACGCGGATTACAGCGGCAAGTTCTCACCAGCTGGCTGGGCGAAAAAGGCGATGTTTGCCTACGAGGAGCATGAAGCCGATGCGATCGTAATCGAAACCAACCAGGGCGGTGACATGGCAGAGGAAACTCTGCGTAATGCTGGCTTTAAGGGGCGCGTTATTCGCGTTCATGCCAGCAAAGGCAAATATGCCCGCGCTGAACCTATATCAGCGCTCTATGAGCAAGGCCGAGTGGCTAACCGGGGAAATCTCTATGTGCTGGAAAACCAGCTGATGGAGTATGTACCAACCACCGCCAAGAAGTCTCCCGATCGCCTCGATGCGATGGTTTACGCACTCACTGAATTGGGTGGCGCTCAGCCAATGGGCATGATGATCCCCAAGCGTCTGCAAGGCAGATAACCCACCAACGGACAAACCATGACTGACAAATTAACGCTCGCCGTCAATCACGCGCTGAATGACGTCAGGATTGCCCGTGCGCGCGCCATGGCATTCAACCCCGGCATGGGGCTGGATGCAAAGCGTGAAAGCGCATGGTGTGAATACGGCTTCAAAGAAGACCTGACATTTGATGACCTGCACAAACTCTATCGTCGCGGCGGTATTGCTCACGGCGCAGTGAATAAGCTGGTGTCGAATTGCTGGAGAACGAACCCACAGGTTATTGAGGGCGAGCAGTCCGACGATTCACGCGAGCTTACCGCATGGGAGAAGGCCAGTAATCAGGTGTTCACCCATCGCTTCTGGCGGGCATTTGCAGAAGCTGATAAACGTCGATTGGTTGGCCGTTGGGCCGGAATTCTGCTGCACATCAAAGACAGTAAGAAGTGGCATGAGCCTGTAGTAAAAGGCAAGGCACTTCAGAAGATTACCCCCGTGTGGGCTAGCGCATTGAAGGTGGGGAGCCGTGATAATAACGGCACCATCACCATGTGGCAGTACACCGAATCCCTATCCGACGGCAGCACTGCTCAGCGCAACATCCATCCCGATCGCGTGCTGATTATCGGCGACATGTCAGACGATGCGATCGGCTTCCTCGAGCCGGGATATAACGCCTGCGTCAGCCTCGAAAAAGTTGAGGGCGGGTCGGGCGAGTCATTCCTGAAGAACGCAGCCCGGCAGCAGAATATCAACTTCGACAAAGATATCGATTTCAACAATCTGGCATCCATGTACGGCGTATCGGTTGATGAACTGCAGGAGCGCTACAACGAAGCCGCTCGTGAGATTAACCGCGGCAATGACACGCTGCTCATCACACAGGGTGCTCAGGTCACATCGATGGTCAACGCAGTTTCTGACCCGTCACCGACCTATGACGTAAACCTTAAAACTTTCAGCGCCTCTGTAGACATGCCATCACGCATCATTGTTGGCAACCAGTCAGGCGAGCGCGCCAGCACGGAAGACCAGATTTATTTCAACGGTCGTTGCCAGTCACGTCGCGGTGACCTGTCGTTTGATGCGGAGGATATGGTCGATAAGCTCACCTATCTGCAGATCATCAAGCCGGTGGCCAAGTTCAGCATTGTATGGGATGAACTTAACGAGCAGTCGCCATCGGACAAGCTGGATAGCGCAGTGAAGATGAGCAACATCAACCAGACCTCTCTGGCCTCTGGCGAGCAGGTGTTTACGGTTGATGAGATTCGCGTAGCTGCAGGATACGAGCCAGGCGGCGGCGAGCCATTACCGGAGAGTGAGAAAGATGGCGAAACTGAAGAGGAAGCCGAAGCCAGCAATACTGCCAGCTAATAAGCTCGACCCGATCGGCGTTGACCGGCTGGAGCGCGGGGCCATGCGTGATTATGCAAAGCGCCTGAAGAAGATAAGCTCGCGGTACATCGAACTCCTGAATCGCATCCCGGCGGAACCCGCAGTAAACCAGCGCTACACCTTCCAATTAGACCCGACCTTGCTTTCGATGCTGTTGCAGAACGGCGATTCGCTCGTTGATGAAATCCTGCTTCAGGGAGGTGAATTCAATCCATGGCTGTTTCAGGATTACGTGTCGCCATCCTATCAGCGCGGCACGGCGCAGGAGTTTGCCAACTTGTCTCAGCAGTCTCCAGCATACGGGGCCGACCGCGGCAGTGTGCAGGACATCCTTCTCAGCGACGCATACCAAAACCGCCTGGTTCTGGTCAGGGCGCGCACGTTTGAAGAGATGAAAGGGCTGTCAGCTGACGTTAAGCAGAACCTGTCGCGGGTGCTGACAGATGGTATAGGGCGCGGTCAGAACCCAAAAGAAGTCGCCAGGCGTATTCGTGACCAGGTCGGGATTGAACAGGGCCGGGCAAATCGTATTGCCCGAACTGAAATCACCACGGCGCTACGTCGCGCGCGCTGGGATGAGCATGACGCAGCCAGCGATGATCTGGGGCTGAACGTCAGACTTCTGCACCTCTCAGCGCTGAGCCCGACGACGCGACAGACTCACGCGCTGCGGCACGGAAGACTCTACACCTCTGAGGAAGTGCGCGACTGGTACAGCGTGAATGGCAACGCCATCAACTGTAAATGTTCGCAGGTCACGGTACTGGTTGACGAGAAGGGCGTCCCGCTCAACTCCTCTGTTATCGACATCGCCAGGAAAGAGTTTGCTCAGACGTGGGGCAAGCGTCTGGCAGCGAACAAATCACATCAATGCTGCGGCCATAAGCGCGCGGCTTAATCGAGAGATAACCATGACTATGCAGGTCAACGTCACCACTAAGGTGAACAGTCAGGCTATTCGTCGCGAAACCTATAACGGCCGCGAACACCTGGTGCTGCCGAGCTATACGCTGCCAGCCAACGTTGTGATGAACGGCGGTCTTTATCCGGCCTCAGAAATAGACGCCCACTATCAGGGGCTGGAAGGCACTCTGGCCCCATTGGGCCACCCAACGGTCAACGGCCAGTTTGTATCAGCGTTCTCTCCTGAGGGAATCAACGTAGGCCACATCGGCGCATGGAACCGCAACGTGAAGAAATCCGGCAATCGGGTTTATGCGGAGAAATGGGTTGATGTTCAGGTTGCCAATCAGAGTGAGGGCGGGCGAGAGCTTCTGGATCGCGTTGCAGCGATTGAGCGCGGCGATGATGTTCCACCCATTCATACCAGCGTTGCAGTATTTCTCGACCAGCTTGAGGCAAGCGAGCAACAGAAGGCTCAGGGCATTGAGTGGGTTGCAAAAATCAACGTAATGGACCATGACGCCATCCTCCTTCATGAAGTCGGTGCGGCACAGCCAGAGCAGGGCGTTGGTCTGATGGTTAACGCTGACCAGGCAAAATCCATCAAAACCAACTCTGGCGCGCTGGTAGGTGAGTCCTATCGCGAGCGTGAGCGCCGCCTTGAGAAAGCTGCCCGCGACAAATTTGCAATCGGCCCTGACGATTACGCATGGATTGCTGATTTCACCGACTCACAGGCGATTGTCATCCGTAACGGCGGTGACGCGCAGGTGTACGGGTATACCAGTGATGGTGGGCAGATCACCTTCGACGACACCGGCACCAAAGTGGCCCGTCAGGAGTCGTGGGTCGCAATCGTAGCCAACAAATTCAAATCCCTTTTTACACCGCAGGATGCTCCTGCAACAAACCACAAAACGGAGGGCGACATGCCTTTGACCACTGAAGAGAAACAAGAGCTGATCACCGAAATCGGTAAAGGCCTCGCTGCCAACTTCGCTGATGCGCTGAAGCCTGTGACTGAGCAAATTCAGCAGCTGCAGGCCAATCAGGTTCAGCTTTCTGAAACCCTGACCGCGAACTCCCGTGCGGAAGAGAAAACCAAGCGTGATGCAGTTGCCGCAGTACACGGCGAAATCGTGGCGAACGCACTGCAGGGTGAAGCGCTTGATGCGATGTACAAATCGATCGGTGAAGCTGCTCCGCTGGGCACAAATTCTGCCAAAAACCCACCCGTGACCGGCGCACCAGACCCGGCCGCTTACTTCGGAGGTGCAGCATAATGCCACGTTATCGTCGCGTTAACATCGACGGTCAGTCTCTGTACAAGACCGAAACCCGCGCTACTGCTGCAGCCATGCTGCCAGGTACCGCGGCTGTCATCAACGACGACAATGAGTTTGCGCAGGCTACAGCGCTGACTGGTCGTCTCTACATCATTGATGTTGCTTATCATCAGGGCCTGAAGATCACCGAAGCCGTACCGGCTGGCGATTCTGCGGTGGGTAACTACGTCGAAGAAGGTCGTGAGCTGGCGCTACTGTGCGTTGCAGGCACCTACAGCAAGGACGACCCCATCAAGCTGGGCAGTAATGGTCAGTTCACCAAAGCGACATCTGATACCGATTCGGTTATCGGCTACAGCCAGGATGAAGCGACTATCGCCGCAAGCTCTACCGACTTTATCCGCGTGCGTATGCGCGTCGGCACCGTTGCCGCAGCTGCTGGCGCTTAATCAGGAGAATAAGAATGTATTTTACCGCTGAAACACTGGCTGCTAACAGCCGACTGCGCGGACACTGGAACGAGCTGTGGGCGAACCGTGACATCTTCAATGCTCAGCACGACATGATGGTTAACGCGTTTCGTACGCGTATGACGCATGAGATGCTGGCAGCGAATGCCATCGGAGGCTTTACCCGCGAGTTCTGGGCTGAGATTGACCGCCAGATTATCCAGATGCGCGATCAGGAAATTGGCATGGAAATCGTCAACGACCTGATGGGCGTTCAGACCGTACTGCCGATCGGCAAAACGGCGAAACTGTATAACGTGTCTGGCGATATTGCTGATGATGTGTCTGTTAGCATCGATGGTCAGGCATCTTATTCTTTCGACCATACAGAGTTCGGCTCTGATGGTGACCCTATTCCAGTTTTTACCGCTGGTTATGGCGTTAACTGGCGTCACGCGGCGGGCCTGAGTACCGTCGGTATTGATCTGGCGCTGGAATCGCAATCTGCGAAGATGCGCAAATTCCACAAGAAGCGCGTCAATTTCTACCTGAACGGCGACTCAAGCATTGTGGTTGACGGCTTGCCAGCGCAGGGCATGAAAAACCACCGCAACACGCAGAAAATCAACCTCGGCAGCGGTGCCGGAGGCGCTAATATCGACCTGACCACTGCTACTCCGGCTCAGGAGTTGGCCTTCTTTGGCCCCACAGGCCCGTTTGGCCTGACAGCCCGACGCAACAAAGTCACCGCGTACGATAAGTTGTGGGTAAGTCCGGAGATTTGGGCAAATCTCGCTAAGCCGTATCTGGTCGACATCAATACCGGCACTAACGCGCTACTTAGCGGCACCGTTCTGGATGCGATCAGCAAGTTCATCCCGGCTAAGTCTATCCAGATGACCTACGCGCTTTCCGGCAATGAGTTCCTCGCTTATGAGCGTCGTCAGGACGTAATTTCACCTCTGGTAGGCATGGCTGTTGGCGTAGTTCCGCTGCCGCGTCTGATGCCGCAGAGCAATTACAACTTCCAGATCATGTCTGCAGAAGGCTTGCAGATTAAGAAGGACGGCGAAGGCCTGTCTGGTGTGGTTTACGGCGCTAATCTGGCATAAGGGATAAATCATGGCTGATAAATACGAAGTAACCCGTCCTTGGCATGGTGTCTCTTTAGGCGATGTGGTTGAACTGGAAAACCTGCACCCTTCGTTGAAATCTCATGTCCGAAAGCTTTCCGGTAAGGCATCAGCAGAGCTGACTCCGGCTACTCCTGATGCATCTACCGATAAGCAGTCCCGCAAGCAGGCTATCACCAAGCGGCTTGATGATCTGGGCATTGAGTACAAAGGCAATATGGGCGTCGACAAGCTCGCAGACCTTCTGCCAGATGGCGAGCTGGATAAGCTTTTCCCTGCTGAGTAACAGCCGCCTCGATGGCGGTTTTTTTATGCCCTCTGCGGAGGGCTATATCTGAGGTCAGCATGATAACCACAGCACAGGCGAAGGAATACCTATCGTCGGTCGGCATCACGCTGCCCGACTTTATTCTTGATGCGCTGATTGAGCAGGTGAACAGCATTCAGGAATGCCTTGATGCTCATTACCCAGCTGCGACAGCGCTGCTAATTCAGATGTATTTGTTAGGACTGATGGGGCTGGGGCAGGGCGATCGCTATATCAGCTCTCAGACAGCCCCGTCAGGTGCCTCAAGGTCGTTTCGATATCAGTCGTTTGCGGATCGGTGGTCAGGCTCTCTGTCCTTACTGCGAGGGCTGGATAAGTATGGCTGTGCAACCTCGCTGATTCCCCCAGACCCTGGCAATAAGGCTTTTGCAGGTATCTGGATAGGAAAAGGTGGATGCATGTGTAACGGTGAACGCTAATGACGTGGATATCCGTTAAAAATCGTCTCCCGCGCTCATTCGAGCGCGTATGGGTACTTACTGACACTGGTCGGCAGACCACCGGATACGTTAAATCGGATGGGGAGTGGTTTATTAACTGTCCGCGCATCCGGGAGAGTGGTGCGAAGGTGCTGCGCTGGAGGGAATAAGAATGTCAGAGTTGGCCCGCTGGTCATACACCGGCAAAGCGACGTTCTGGAAGCGACTGGAAGGCCAGAATGACTATGGTGATCCGTTGGGTTTCGCAGCTCCGGTGGTCATCGATTGCGGCTATGAAGGTGGGTTGAGCAAGCGGCTCGGCGATATTGGTTCAGAGCGAGTAATCAAAAACACCTTCTGGTCGGAATTCTCCGATGCGGATATGGGGGATTACATCTTGATTGGCGTGTCTACCGAAGCAGACCCTGTTCAGGCTGGGGCTGATGAAATACTCCAGTCCATAAGGTATGAAGACACGTTCGACCGCCTCACGGATGACTACGCGATAATTACTGGAGTCTGAACATGGCTGGGAAAATCAGAGGTATAAGCCAGGCCAAAGCCAACCTTGAAAAACTCATTGCTGATGTTCAGGGAAGAAAAGCCGTAAGAGCGATAAAGAGTGCGCTCATTATTGGTTCATCACAGGCATCTGTATATACGCCTATCGGTGATACCTCCACGCTGATTAACAGTCAATATCAGGAACTGGATGTGAACGGCACTCGCCTGACTGGTCGCGTTGGGTATTCAGCCAACTATGCGGTCTATGTTCACGATCCCAACATCCCACAGAAATTCCGCCGTGCAACTGCAAGGAAGGAGTTCCTTACAAAAGGGTTTGAGGATACCCGAGAGCAAATAGACCGGGTTATGAAACAGGAGTTGTCGCTATGAACCCTCCGATGCATACCCGGCTGCGTGATTATTTTGTTGATGCCGGGCTGACCGCTGGTTTTACAACCCAACTCCTTATATGGAATGACACCGGAAACATGTCAGAGCGTTTTATGGTATTTCGCCCTAACGGCGGATCTTCCATACGCAATGAACTAGGTGCCGAGTATTACGTGTTAGTCGATGTTATCGGCGCAAAAGGAGGGAATGGATATTTAGACACTTCGGTGCAGCAAATTATCCAGCACGTGCAATCAGACCCTCTACCAAGCAACTGTATTGGTTATATCGAAAATTTCGGCGGCATCCCCGCTCCAGTCCTAACAGCTGAAGGTCGCCTCATCTATCGGCTTCAGTTTGCAATCAAATACGGCGAGTAAGCCGAAACATCAAAGAGGAATTACCCATGGCAGCAAATTGCCCTACGGACAACACAAAGTTGTTTGGCCGCGCCATTGTGCTCGAAGTAGCTGATGGCTGCGCCGATACCCTCCCGCAGGAGTCAGAATGGAAAGCTCTGGCGGCTGGCACCAGTAAAGGCTTCGACTTCTCGCCTAACAGCGTGACGTCTGATGCTGATGACACCAAAGGATATGTCGAAAATATCGTGACTAATGCCGATTTCACTATATCTTTCGAGGGCGAGGTTCGCCGCAATGACAAGCTCGACCAGTACGGAGTCGGTCGCCTGATTAAATATTTCAATACTGAGATTCAGGCAGCCCGCCAGCCAACTTTGTGGGTGCGTATGGAATTCGGACCAGTGACCTTCATCGGTTACATGCTGATCAACGCATTGAGTTCTGACGGTGGAACAAATGACATCATCACGTTCTCTACCGAATTCAAGGTGGCGGCGGCAGACACTATTCAGGTTATCGACACTGACGATACAGTCGCTGTCACAGGGGTAACGGTAACTCCTGCAACGGCATCCCTGGCTGTTGGTGCGACGCGACAGTTGACAGGCACTGTCCTGCCATCTGATGCAACCGACAAGTCGGGTGCGTGGACGACGTCCGATGCCACCAAAGCAACGGTGAGCAGCACAGGCCTCGTATCTGGTGTTGCTGCCGGCACTTCGACAATTACCTTCAAATCCAACGACGGCAACTTCACAGCCACTTGTGCAGTGACCGTCACCGCTTCGTAACCATTCCAAAGGGCGGTTACGGTCGCCCTTGATAATGATTATGGAGACAACATGACCCCGCTTAAAGAAATCGGCGAGTGCCTCATCAGCGTTGACGGTGAGGATCACTTCTTCCGGCCGTCATTTGTGAACATGTCGCGCATTGGCGAGCCAGATGAAATTGTGCAGGTGTTTTACGACCTGCACAACGATGAAGTAACCAGTCTGGTGAATCGAGCCGTTGAGGCTTACGGATACGTTCCGCAATGGCTTATCAGCCACATCAAGACTACCACTTACGGTCGGAAGGCGTTTCTCGCTTCAGTGGTTGTTCTGAATGCCTGTTGTGACAAAGACGCTGGCCCGCTTACGGGCGTATTCCATCCCTCGAAAGGCAACGGGCGCACATTCAAGATTCGCAAAGGCGCGCTGCCTGAGTCTGACATGTTGCTGATTGCGCAGTCGCTGATAACCCATGGCGTTATCGGCAAGGCGAAAGTGCGAAAGCTCCAGCGTCATGAAAGCGGAGAGACCAGCACTGAGTTCCGCGCCGTCGATTACATCGTGGCCGCGCAGGCTCATTTCGGCATGACCGAACGGGAAGCCGGGAATCTGACGATGACCAAGTTTCAGATGCTACTGGCAACGAAATACCCTGAGCAGAAAGGCTTTACTCGCGAAGAGTACGATAAAGTTGCTGAAATGTACCTTGCTAAAAAGAGACGAAAACTAGTTAATACTCCATGCGTCTGACTAGTCTTTTCGCATCTAATCGAGTTAAAGATGGAAAGGTAGTCTGAAGATCATCGGCATTAAGGTCAGTGAGATTGGGAAATTTTTCTCGAATTATCCTCACTACACTTGGGACATCGTCGGATATCTTTAATAAAAGCTCATAAGCCTGTCTGTACTTACCTGTGGGTTTGTTGCAAACATATGAGTACTTCTTACACATCATCATCGAAAACCAAACCGCAACACCCTCCTCTAAATAAGATGCCGAGATTTTTTGCGGATTGAGTAGATGAACAGACTCATGAGCCATCTCGTACATAAAGCAGTCCCATCTTTTTTGTGATCCGTCACTAAGATAAACAATGCAGAGATTATTGAGCTCAGTTGCAACGACGACCCGGGGAGTCTTGTTGTGATAGAGGATTACTTCATTTATGGAAAATGAAGTATCTCGCGCTCCGAATAATTCCTCGGCTTCAGAAATTATCATTGATTTTGCTAACTCTCCTGATTTTGGGTCATCAAGAGGTAATGATGATGGCTCTACGAAAGACATGGCATTCCTGAATGCTAATAGTGGTACTAAACACATTAATAAATTTTTCAAAAAATTGATAACTGCTGAGGCGGTTTTTATGACCGGAGGTTGATAAATGGCCGGAGATAAGCAGTTAGGTAACATCGTCTACCAAGTAGAAATGGATGTTGCTCAACTCATTACAGCGCAGCAAAAGGTCAACCAGCGCCTTGACCAGATGGACGGGAGTTTTAATAAATCATCTCAATCCGCTGGTCGTTTCGAGGGGGCATTAAACAAGGTTGGACTTGCTATTGCTGGCGCTTTCACGATTGAAACTGCCAGGCGGCTAATCGAAATTGGCGACCAGATGAATACCCTGCAGGCCAGGGTTGCGCGCCTTAGCCCAAGCGTTGATGCCGCGAAAGAGTCAATGAAGGCGCTGTCAGCTATAGCATCGCAAACCGGGAATAGCCTTTCTGATACTGAACGACTCTGGGAAACCCTCACTTCAGCTCTGAAAGAAACAGGCGCAACAAATTCACAGATTCTTTCCCTGACTGACACGCTTCAGAAAATAGGCACTATCGGTGGGTCGTCTGCTGAGGAAATGTCTAACGCCCTGCGACAATTCGGGCAATCAATCGCAGGCGGTGTTGTTCGTGCTGAGGAGTTCAACTCCATTCTTGAGCAAATGCCGGAACTGGCAAGGCAGATAGCGGCCGGGTTAGGTATTTCGATTGGTCAGTTAAGACAGCGAATGCTTGAAGGCAAACTAACTGCTCAGGATGCGTTAAACGCCATCCAGAAACAGTCGGAAAATGTTAACGCTGAGTTCGACAAAATGCCCGTTAGTGTCGATAGGGCTAAAAACAGCCTCGATGTCGCTTTTAAGAACGCCATAAGCGATCTCAATCAAGCCATTGGTCTTACATCGACCCTTGCAGGTTTGATGCAAAATGTTGCTGATAACCTCAATTATTACAATAACAACGCAGGCGACGCCGGGCGGATGCCAAAACTTATTAAGATGCAGCAAGACCTTAATAAGGAAGTGCAGGAAGGTCAGAGATGGTATGAGAGCGACATCGTTTTCCAGCAAAGACGAGGACAGGCCGCGTTTGAACTTAAGCGCACAGAGCAGGAAATAGCCAGCATCAGAGCCAAGGCTGCAAACGAAGCCAAAAACAACCAAGGCTTCAAAAGTGCATCCACCAATGGCGATGATGCTGCCACAGCTAAGCTTGTCAAAAACTCAGAACGCAGGCTGGCGCTAGCCAAGCTTGAAGGTGAGGCGAGAGCAAGGCTACAAGCTCAATATGATGCTGCTGATGCAGGTGTTACTGACCCGAAACGTGTGAAGGTATTGCAGGACGAGTATGCCGAGACATACCGGGTAACTGAAGCAAGAAAGGAAAGCAACAAAGAAGGCAAGCAGTCGGCCAGCCAGGCGGAGTCGATAGCGCAGAAACTTGAGGCGCTGAAACAACAATCAGAACTTGCTGCTGAGTCAACCGGAGAATTAAGCAGAGAGCAGGCGATGCTAAATGCTGAGCTTTCTCTAGGGAAAGGTGCTACTCAGGCTCAAATCCAACAGGCAAGACAGTATGCTGCGACAAAATGGGACACAGCCAATGCTATTAAGGCACAGGCTGCCGCTGAGAAGCTACTCCCGGAAGCGCGAGAGAACGCAACCTACAAACAGGACGTCCAAGACCTGAATACTGCATTGTCTGCAAAAAAAATAAGCCAAGAACAATATAACCAAACTTCAGAGAGACTTGAGGCCGATCATCAAGCTAGCCTCGCCAAAATACGTGCTCAGCAAGCAGTTACGCCGCAACAGGAAGCTGCAGGCAGTGTTGATCCAGTTCAGCAGTTGGTGAATGAAAACACCAGAAAACTAGCCTTGATACAGCAATTCGAGCAACAGGGAGTCATATCCCATCAGAACGCGCTTGCTTTGCAGGCTGCGGCTGATCGCCAGTATGAACAGGAGCGGATTGCGGCTCAGTGGGAAATATGGCGAAACCAGAACGCAGGGAATGAAGCGATTGCTGCCTCCTTCGATGCATTAGCTGGTAACGCCTCTAACGCACTAACTGGCATCATCACAGGAAGCATGAGTGCTGAGCAAGCCGCCAGATCACTTGCAAGCACAGTACTAAACAGCCTGGTTAACTCATTCGTTCAGATGGGCGTTGAATGGGCTAAAAGCGCAATTCTGGGGGCCACTACTCAGCAGGCAGCGATAGCAACTACGACAGCGACCCAAGTCGGTGCTCTAGCCACCACAACGGCCGCGAGCACCGCATCAGCAGCAGCCACTACAGCAGCATGGACACCGGCAGCAATAGTAGCATCCATCGGGTCATTCGGTGGGGCTGCCGCTATTGGTATTGGCGCTGTTGTTGCAGCCCTGGCGCTATCAGGAAAGCGTAAAAACGGCGGTCCGGTATCAGCTGGGAGTATGTATCAGGTTGGTGAAGGTGGGATGCCTGAAATATACCGGGCTAGCACTGGCAAGCAGTACATGATCCCCGGAGATAATGGGCGAGTGATCAGCAATAAGGACATTTCGTCAGCTGGGTCAGGAAGCGGTGGGGTGGTTGTCAATGTCAACAATTACACGGGCGCAGACGTACAGACGCGGACCAGAAACGATAACGGTAATCAGGTTGTCGATCTGTTCATTCAGGACGTAGAGACTGGCGGTCCGATGTCCTCCACGCTTGAGTCAACCTACGGACTTTCACGGCAGGCAAATGGAGACTACTAATGGCCGAAGTCAAATACCCGCCATTTCTGCCGCTGCCACAGCGCGCAAACATGAATATGACGCAGGATACCAGCTTCAGGCAGAGTAATCCTGCTGTAGGCCCAGCGGTGTTCACACCGATAACTACCGACCTTAAAACGACCTGGAACCTTAACTGGATTTTTACACTGGCGGAGGCCGAGCGGTTTAAATCATGGCTAAGATCCCCTAACTACTGCAACCGAGGTCAGGAATGGTTTGATATACCGATTGACCTTGGAGACACGCAAGGTGTTCAGGTGCAAGAAGTGCATTTCATCACAATGCCTGTTCAGACCAGTAAAAACGGCAGTACTGTTACATGGTCAGCAGACATAATTTGCAACTTCATGCAGGACGTTACGGAAGATTACGACGACTGGATTATAAACGCTCAGCCAGATGCTGGTTACTGGTATGACTTAATAGTTACGGAGATTCTCCCAGATGCCAACGCTCCGTGAATGGAAAGAACGTCGACCGGCGTCAGACCTTAAACAAACAGTGGTGTTTTCGCACCCGGCTTTTGGCACAGATCGTCTGGTGAATAATCTTTTTGTACCCGCCACATTTAACGGGCAGATTTACCAGCCAACACGGTTTGATTTTTCTGAGCCGGCACAGGATGGCACTACCACGCTGAACGCAACTATTACATTCGCAGCTCTGTCACAGGACATCAAGCAGCGCCTGAAATTGTGGCGAGGGGCTGCCCGTATGGAGCCTATATCTTTCAGATACGACATTTGGGAAAACATCGGGGACACGGTGCCGCTTAAAACCTATTCAATGTTTGTGCGTGATGTGGCTGCTGCTGCAGAAAACGTATCAGTAACTGTAGGGATGACCAACCCACTTACCGTAGCCACAAGTATCATTTACACCGTCGAACTGTACCCAGGCCTGAGCAACCTCTGATGAATAAAAACGACTTTATCCGGAAAGTTAACCGACTTCCGTGGGCTGACCGCGCCTGTAGTTTTGAGGCTGTCGACTGCTGGGGATTAATCGTGCTGTATTTCCGGCACGTCACTGGCATCGAGATTCATCAGACCCCTGATTACGAAGCCGGTAGAGACTTCATTACATGCTATGACGGCGACAGAGTCTTCTGGGTTCCAGGAAATCGCTCAGAAGGGTGCATCGCTGTGTTTTATCGGGGCGAGCATCCGGATCATGTTGGCGTGGTCATAGATGGCAACCGATGCTTGCATTCGCGGGGACGGGGAGAGGGGGTGCGAATAGACCCGCTGCCGGTACTTGAACGAGCATTCACAAAAACGGAGTTTCTCAAGTATGGCGACATATGAAATACAGCGCCTTCCTGGTGCGCCAAAACAGCGTGGTAGACTCGCTCCTGGTCAACGAATGGTTGACTGGCTGGAGAGTCAGAAACTGCATAATTCAGTCGTCATAAAGCTGAACGGTAATGAACTGGCTGATGACTTTGATATCGGATACCGGTTTAAAGTAGACGATCACCTTTCTGTTTTTGACCAGCCTCAGAATATGGGGGGAATAAAAGACCTGATAAAACTATCAGCACCGTGGGAAGCGCTGAACCCTATTAAGCTGACTAAAAAAGCCCTTGCTGCGCTGCAAAAGACGTTGGTTGGGGACATAAAGAAAACGCCTTCCGTTGCTACAGGAGAGTCGCCAAATAACGATCTTGCCGGGCAGACCAACGTCGCGCGCCTGTATAAGGGCCGCCCTAACATCTATGGACAGGTCCGATCGTATCCTGATCTGATTCAGGAATCTCTCTTCGAATACATCAATAATAAGAAGTACGTGACTGAGTTTTTGGAAGTCGGTTATGGGCGTTACGACATATCATCAGTCAGATACTCCGAGTCATCGCTATCTGCAATGGCCGGTGCCAGCTATGACATTTACCAACCCGGAGCTGTAATAGGAACTATCAACGAGGGATATACATTCGACGATGTTGATGGGCAGGAGCTTGATGGGCCAAATAAGGCGACGGGAGTAATTATTCAGCAGGCGACGACAAGCAATGTTGTTCAAGGTATTTATTCTGGTGGTCAAATTTCGATAAAGATACTAAAAAACAACAGCTTTGATTACTTCTACGACTCAATAAAACCAATTGACGTTACCTTCGTTATAAATGTTACCTATGCCACTGCGACAGGTAATGTTACGAAAAACATAACGGTAAATGCCACGCTCATAAACGCGACACTTACTAATGATGGCGCTGTTGTGAATCCGGTTCAGTGGTACACGTTTTATTTTAACAATCTTTCGGGCCCGGATATCAATGAGACTCCTGCAAACGCCACTATAAATTCCACCTACTTTCAAATCACACAGTATGAAAGTGTGGCAGTAGGCCCTTTCTTTTCTGCTGTTGAGTCTTCTTATCTGTGGATACATATGTCGGGTAACCAGGCAAAAGGTAAGAAGGGGCCGGTTCAGTTGACATGGTGGAAGGTCGACGACGATAACAATATCGTTCCTGGCACTATGCAGTCTGCGCAGGTCAATGTTGATAACAATACCGGTTCCTACGACTACGTGTATTACACGTTCAAGATAAAGCCAGCAGCAGGTAAGGCCAGGTACGCTTTTACCGTTCGACGGCTAAATAACGCCGCTGACGACAACACCGTATACATTCTTGCTGCCCATGCCATAAACGTAAGGACGAATGTAGTTTATCCGGATGACACACTGGTAAAACTCACCGTTATGGAGACGGAAAACGCATCTGGAATTAAGGACAGGAAGTATAACCTTCTGGCGCAGCGGCTGGTTATCTCATACAACCGTTCAACGGGCGCAGTTGATTACACACTTCGCGCGTCACGTTCTTTTGCCGATGCAGTCCTGCATGAGTGGGTGATGGTAGCCAAACAGGATATTAAACGTCTAGATCTACCGACTCTGTACGCAATTGCAGATAGCCTTAGTGACAATCAGCTTGGTTATTTTGATTACACCTTTTCCGACTCTAAACAGTCACTCGGCGAGCGTATCCAAGTGATTTGTAATGCCGCCAGAGTAGACATTAACTGGATAGGCGATGTGCTGACGTTCTGGAGAGACGAGAGAGTATCCGTACCAGCGGCAGTATTTGGGCGCAGCAACATGTTCTGGGATGGCTTTAAGATGGGTTACTCGATGAGTCTGCCCAACGGTTATGACGGTATTACGCTGGATTACGTTGACCCAAGAACCAACAAGAAAGCCTACATTTACCTCTCAGTGAACACTTCAGGTATTGCCAGAATTACCTCGCCAACGGAAAACGCCATGACAATTAGTCTCGCAGGTAGCCGTAATCAGGTGCAGGCAATTAACCGGGCTTATCTGGAAGCAAACCGGCTTGTTCATTCACGACTTAGCATGACCGTGAAAGTATTTGAAACAACGCATGTGATAAGAGGCGCTGTAGTGCAATGCCCGGACATGTATGACAACGAGCAACAGACAGGATACCTGAAGGGGCGAGACGGAAATGCTTTCTTCACGTCCGAGCGTCTTGAGTTCCCGGGTGATATGTGGGTAGTAATTACTGACAGCTTAGGTAATTTTCACGGCAGATACAGGGCTTATCAAGTAAGTGGTAATGACAAGTCCTTTACGGCGGATGCAGATACTTTCGACCTTAATATTTATGATGGAAGAACAGTGCAAACCCCATCACGGTATTTCCTTGCAAGCAGCGACGAACTTAACTCAACATTATGGCGAGTTGAATCATCAAAACCTAATGGTGATGATACTCAGACGCTGTCTCTCGTTGAATATTCTGACGCAATTTATCTGAACGACTAACCTTCTGATCAAGTATGGCCTCTGGGTTATCCAGGGGCTTTTTGCATTTATAAGAGAACGATATGGCTAATTCCTATTTGAATATCCCGGTCCCAACTCCTACAAACAATCCTGTACCAAGCGCAGATATCCGAGACCATGTATTTGGTGGTTCTAAAATCGATGAATTCGTCACATCATTGGTTAACACATATGTTGACCGCTTCGGTAATAAGCATTACACCATTGAAGGACTACGCTGGCTAGCTCAGCAGGCTATTGCACAGTATGGGTGGATTCCTGTTGGTACGTTTCAGGCGGGCGCAACGATCACTCTGCCCAACGAAATTCTGAAAGATACAAATGATGGTGAGTTTTATCGTTGGGATGGTCTTCTTCCAAAGGAGGTTGCAGTAAACTCATCGCCTGCGTCCAGCGGTGGTACAGGTGTTGGCGCATGGCTTAGCGTTGGAAGCTCTGCTTTTAAAAATGAGTTGGCTAAACCTGGAGGTGACAAGCAGGTTGGATCAACTTTTGGCGGAACTGTTTACAGTGACTATCAGCCAGCGCAACTCCGAAAAAAATATCAGTTCGGCAATGCTGGCAGTGTGTCATCTCAGCGCGATGCTGTTTTCTATGCAGCAGAAAACCTATGGTATGTCAGCAAATCTACGACTTTCCCAGTGACCATACCATCTGCTCCGGATGCTAATTGGCGGTGCGTAGGATTGCTGAACGGCTATCCGATTTATGATGTTCGCAATTGGGGTCTGGTTGGGGATGACTACACGGATAACACTGCCAACTTTATCCAAATGCTTAGTAAAATTAATACTGAGTATGTAACTATTGAATTCCCTGCTGGGATATTCAGGTATACCAACCTTGGCAAGATTACAAAAAACAGACTTACCTTAGCGGGCAAAGGAAGTATGCAAACGGTTTTGAAGTGCATGAACACCACGGCAGATCATGTTGCATTTGACATTGACGCCTGGCCCGACCCGGTTAACCCAGCCCAACCGTATATTGACGCTTTCAACTTGGTTGGCCTTCACATAGAAGGGAACAGCAACACTGCCACCGTCTTGTCAGTGCAGGGCACTGGCCGTTGCGTGTGGGAGAACGTCTCTGTTTGGGGTACAAAATCAACCGGAACTGGAATTATATTTAAAAGTATCCAGTTAGGGCGATATTCCAACCTCATGTGCTCTAAATATCGTAATTTAGCAGGACAAACAGTCAATGTCCCTCTATTGGGGATGCTCGTTACCGTAGGAACCCGCGCGGGTGGTGGCGAAGGAAGCCCTACAAATAACAACTTCATTAGTTTATACATGGAAGGTGTGTCTCGCGGATTAAATATGACTTGGGGAGATGGAAACCAGTTTTTGGGTGGTTCATGCGAGTCTAATAGCGACTATGGAACAAATATCAGTTCTAATTGTCGTTTCAATACATTTATTGGCATGGGCAATGAAAACCTGAATGCATCAACTGGTGACTTTGTTGATAGGGGACGATATTCAAAATTCCTGAACTGCTATTCAAGCCAGAGATTTGTTGCTCAAGGGTTTAACGGACTTATTGATGGCGGATATTTTGAATTGATAGAGGTGCAATCTGTTGCGATAGGATATGAAGTTAAAAATGCCGCAGTTAATAACTGGAACACTGGTTCTGGCGGGTTCACGGATGCGGGATCAGGCACAAGAAAGCGGAGTATTTATGACATCGACACATCCGCCTTTATCAATACTACTGATGTAAGAACAGCTGTTACTATGAGTCTCACTCCTGTCACTGGAGGAACGCGAGGAACCTGGTTAAACGATACCAGATTGCCTTGTACTGTATATGTGCAGGGTTCGGCAACAATAACACTGGCAACTGTTTCACGCGGGGGAGACTCTGTTAATATCCCTACATCGTCTATACAGGCGGTTCGTCTTGAATCAGGGGATACTATAGCTTTGACGTGGTCATCTAGCGGGTCTGGACCAACGCTTTCAAGAAGAACTCATACTGAAGGATAA